ACCTTGACGGCGTCTTCGATCACCACCTTGTACCCGTAGAGAGTCTCCGGCAGACCGAATCGGTTGGCCCGACTCAGCGTCTTGGTGAGTTCCTTTTCCGCCGATGGCGACTGCTTGATCATGTCCACGATTTCCTGGCTGATGCTCATCTTGCGAGCACAACCGGGGGACACGACCAGCATGATTTCTTCGGGCCGCACGGCGCCCAAGCTGGCCTTGAAGATGATCTCGGCCGCATAGTCCAGTGACCGCTTGATATCCTTCCGCGCAGTCGTGGACACGTCCCACTTGCCGGTCACGCCGCTGATCGACGACACGGCCGAGAAGTTCGTGGCCGCGTAGTTGGCCGTGTTGGTCGCCGCCGTGACCGCCGCTTGCGTCACGAGGGTCATGGCCCGCTGGGCGGCGTACCGGGCGTGATGCGCCAGCACGTCCCAGACGGCTTGCTCCGCCGCCAGTTCTCCCATCCGGAACGGGATGGAGTATCGGCGCGTCACGTAGGATTGGAAACTGAACGATTCCAGGTTTCCGTATCCGGTCGGCGCCTCGCCCTCATCCGGCCAGTAGAAGTCGGCCAGGTCCGTGTTGAGAATCCGGGCTGCCAATTCGTTCGTCATCAGAACGTATCGGCCTTCCGTTTTCTTCACCGGAACGTACTGGGCCCACTCCGAAAGCGCGAAGCTCTTCGGGTCCCGGCTGAAGTCAACCACAAGGTTCCCTGTGGCCGCGGTGTCCGGAATAAAAGTGTTGAATTGTCCTGGTACGGTAGTAGGAATCGTCATCTTCGTGGACTCCAATTGAAATGTTGGGTGGTATCCAGTAGACTGCCAGCCAACACACCAATGATGTGGAGGGCTGAATGCAACGAACAAAGCAATGCAACGTTTGCGAAAGAACCCTGAGTTGTGACCAGTTCGCGAAATTTTCTCGCGCCTGCATGGACTGCAATGGGAAACATCGCCGTTGTGGAACATGCAAGGTCGTCAAACCGCTTGAGCAGTTTCATCACTCTGCCAAGGATCGATTTGGCCGTGGACACACATGCGTTGAGTGCGCGGACTTGAAGAATCGCTCTGGAAACAAGACCTGCGCTACGTGCGGCGTTACCATGGCGGCGATTTTGTTTCCGTTGAATTCCAAAGATTGTGCTCAATGCCATGGAACAACTCGGAAATGCACTCGCTGCCAATCGATCAAGCCAATTGATCAGTTTCACAGAGTGGCCAGCGGCTCCGGATTGAGACGCATTTGCATTGAATGCGTTTCTGTTCATCGCAATGATGCGTGGCATTCTCGACCGCGGAATTGCCGCTGTTGTGGTCAGATATCGACCGCGTTCCCACTGAACTCTCAAATTTGCGCCAATTGCTACGGAGCCAAGCGTCGATGCCCGCGATGCGACACAGTCAAACCATTGGATCAATTCGGAATAAATTCGCACGATTCTCTCGGGCATGCGAATAGCTGCCGAGACTGTCGAATCATTGCAGATCGCGAGCGGAGACAAAAAACGTTGAAGCGATGTTCGCAATGCAATGAGTTGCAGGATCGCTCTCAATTCATGCATAAGAATGACAGGATTTGTGAAACATGCATTCGAGCCACCACTCACCAATTGTGTTCGGCTTGTGGCACCATCAAGCCAATTGAAGAGTTTGGAAAAGACACTCGTTCTGGAAACCACCGCAACTATCGATGCCGACAATGCGAGCGACTTAAGCAACGATCGAACAACCGTACAGTGAAGGGACGCTACATCTCGTCGCGCCAGTTGTCGAAGATGACCAAACGGGACTTCACGTTGACGTTTGAAGAATACGCCGAACTGATCAAGAATCTTTGCCGCTATTGCGGAGGTCCGCTTAACGAAACTGGCAGCGGACTCGATCGCATCGACCCCACTGGCGCATACACTCCGGATAACGTGGTGCCATGCTGTAAGGACTGCAACCAAACCAAAAGCGCATCGTTCACCTACGATGAAATGCTCATCATTGGAGAAGCGATCGGTCGGGTTAAAGCACAGCGTAAACATAACTGCGACACCAACTCTCAACTGCCAGTTGCCAAATCCACCTGACTACGGAACGAGGTACGGGGAGATGACCGTGACTTTGACCAGTTCGCCCTCGGAACCGGCCTCCCATGCGATCGCATGAGCAATCGTTGCCGATCCGGCGGTAACTCCCTGCCCGCTGTTGTCCGGCGTCAGCCAGTCGCCAGCCGAGCATCCACCCGAACCCAGCTTGAGCAACGGATCGCTGCCGATCGGGTACATCTCGAACTGGTCGCCATCCTCGGCCGCCAGCGTCGAGCCGCCTTCCTGCGGTGCGTTTTTCGTCGCTTCGGACGAAACGCCAACTACCTTGACGTCGCCGGAATTGGACTCGACGACCGTGTGGTTTTCGGTCGTGGAAATCGTGCAGAACCTCGCCGGGTTGATGTCGCCGCCGGCTTTGACGGGTACGAGTGTTGGACTGGCCATCAAATGTCTCCTTGTCGATACAAAAAAAGGCCCGATCAAGCGCTTGTCAGCGCTGGAGTCGGGCCCTTATCCGGGTGCCGTAAAATGTCGCGTGTCGTGATTCCTAGTGAGCGTGTCCGTTCCCGTTCGTCTGGGAAGCGAACAAAGTCTCCTCGTCGATTTTCCCGTCGTTGTCGATCATGTGACGCATGACCGTGCCATAGTCCACGTTCTTACCGGCCTTCCGGTACTTCTGGACCGCGTCGCCGCACGCCTTCGCGTACCGCTGCGACTTGTCTTCGGTGCCGTCCTTCAACTTCGGAGCGGCCCCAACAGGCAGCAACTCGCCGCTGACTTTGGAGTACCGCTCCGGAATGACCCGGTCGCAGTGTCGATCAAACTGCGCGTCCGTGAAATCCTCGGTCAACTCCATCTCTTCCTCGGGGTCGAAAGCGTATTGATTGGCGAGTGTCGTGAACCGAGTCAGCCGCTTGGCGTACCGCTCCTGCGTGCGGAGCTTTTTCAGCGCCTCGTTCTGCTTGGCGTACTTGACCTTCAGTTCCTCGTTCTCCTTGTGGAGTTTCGAGTACCGGCGGACCGCTTCGTCTCGCTCGCCCTTGATCTTGGCATAGTGGGTCGACTTGCCATATCGCTCCGGTTCGCCGTTCTTCATTTCTGCGGCGTTCATCGATCCGCTCGGGCTGCTGTCGCCTGGCTTCTCGGTCATATCAGTACCTCCGATCGGGCACTTCGCGTACCGCTGGGAATACTTCTGCTTCTTGTCGTCGTCGTCGCACATGTACTTCATGTACGAGCCAAGATGTGCCTTGTCGTCGTCGTCCAGGCTGCCCATGAACCCGTCAGCGCCGGCATCGTCCAAGTCGCCATCGTCCTTGAAATACTTCATGAACTTGCGGCCGAGACCGCGGGCGTACAACTGGGAGTCATCGTCCATCGAATCGGGTGAGGGAATCCCATCATCCGGTGGCATCTCCGGGGATCCGGATGCTTCATCGGGCGGAGGAATCGGGGGAACACCGCCGCCGGCATCGGGAGGAGGCGGCGCCAGATCGCCACCCATGTCATCGCCGATCATCCCGGAAGTGTCGATCATGCTCTGGATGGTCGGTTTCAGCGCTTCGATGATTTGATTCAGATCGTCGGGCGACAACGTGCCTGGCATGGCAGGGGCTCCCTTGGCGTGTTGTTGAGGTTTCTTCTTGGGATTGCTCCCAGGAATGAACGTGTTGTTGCCGCCTGGCACCGATGCCGGCGCGGACTCTTGATACTTGATGGACTTTGCGACAGTTCGTTTCGAATACCGCAATGGCCCACCCATCGCGTACCGAGTCGGACGGTATCCAGGCCGGCCGCGGCTGTAGATGAGGCCGAGATCACGCTTTGGCGTTTCCGCGCCGAGCACGGCCAAAGGATCAAAGTATCGATTTTCCGGCTTATCCTCCGGCCAAATCTCGACACTGCGGCGCGGGTTTTTGAGGAACAGCTTTTCATCTTCCGCGAAAATCCAAAACGTCGAGTAGATGGCTTTGACGGTGACGCCATCTGTATTTACGAAGTCAGATACATAAAATGGACCGGCCAGGCCAATAACCTGCGGGTCATCATCGACTGACGACTTTTCATCTTGATCACGAGTATGCGCCACAACAATTGGGCAATAGTCGCCGGTCGTCCGAATCCTTCGGTTGCAATTCTCAGCGATCCTATGCAACAGCCGCTCGTCATAAACCACACCGTCGTCGCCGGTATGCTCGTCGAAACAGCACACATGCTCGAAGACGACGAAGTCGCCGTCATCGGTTGGCTTTCCCCGAGTCCGCTTGGGTCTCTCAATCGTGGTTGTCGCGAGTTGGTTCATTCGGTCGTCTTGGGATCCGCCGGTTGCTCGTTGTTTTCAGGGGCCGGATTCGACGGGTCTGCCGCAACTTCCCAAGCAAGTTTTCCTGATTGATCGACTTCGAGGGTGACCCTGTCGAGAGTGATTTGGCCATCCTTGACTGCCTTGAACACCTGCCACAGACGGCTGTAATCTTCGTGAGACTGAGCCAATTCCACGTCACGCTGCCCAAGCAATTCCAAAACACTAGCCACAAATACCTCAACTAACTGGGAAGAAGCGGAACCGTAAACCACGCAGTACCGTCAAGGCAGGCAAAGACAGCTGATGTCTTGGCTGCCATCGAAATCGGGGAGTTTGCCGCAATGGCATTGATCGTGTCATTGGTGTTGGGATACACCTTCAGGACTGCATTGGCCGTGTCGTCGTTTTTGACGATGCAAATCCGTCCTGCCGCGGCTGCCGGGAGAATGACGCCTTTGGTCGCGTCCGCGGCCGTCACCCATGTAATCCCGGTCGCAATTGCCGCTGCGTCTCCCTGAACGGATCCAGTGGCCGCAACCGAGGCCGCCGGAACAATCGGCATCTTGCCGAGGGTGATCGATCCTGCGTTTGTGCCACCGATCGTGATCGCCCCTGCGTTACCGCCAGCAGCCGCACCGCAGTCGATCGCCACGGCACCGGCCGTACCGCCAGCACCAGCCGACGCACCGGAAGTGATATTGACCGCTCCGCCCGTTCCAGTCCCCGTCGCAACACCGCCCGTCACAGCGGCCGCGCCGCCTGTTCCGTTCGTGCTGGCAGCCGCGCCACCGACAAGACTCGCAGCGCCACCGTTGCCAGTCGCTCCGCTTCCGGACGCGCCACCCGTGACACTCGTGGCACCACCGGCCCCAGTTCCTTGACCGGCACCACCGGCCATCGAAGCAACACCGCCCGCGGCGTTGCCATTGGTGCCCGCACCAGCTGTGATGGTCGCGGCCCCGCCGGTTCCAGAGGTTCCACCACCCGCACCACCAGTAACTTGAGCAGCCCCACCGGCACCCGTCGCACCGCCGGCCCCGCCAACGATCTTACTCAACCCTCCGGCCTGATTTCCAACACCCGCGCCACCAGTCGCCGAGACAGCGCCGCCGACACCATTGGTCGATCCGGCAGCACCACCAGCGACCGTTACCGCGCCACCGTTCCCCGTGGCCCCGGCACCCGAAGCCCCACCCGTGATCGATACCGCTCCTCCCGCGCCTGTTCCCGCACCGGCGCCACCAGCGGCAGTGATTGCACCACCAGCACCGTTCGTCGCGCCAGAGGCTCCGCCAGTAACCGTGACTGCTCCACCCGTCCCAGTGGCACCCGCGCCGGAAGCTCCCGCAACCAGGCTCGCCGCTCCACCAGCACCGGTTCCCGAGCCAGCACCACCAGTGACAGCAACCGCACCGCCAGTACCGTTCGTGGAAGCAGCAGCACCACCGACCAAGCTAGATGCTCCACCGTTCCCAGTGGCACCAGCCCCCGACGCGCCACCGGTAACCGTAACGGCACCGCCAGCGCCTGTTCCATTACCGGCTCCGCCAGTGACTGCCGCCGTACCTCCGGCAGCGTTGCCGTTTGAGCCAGCGCCGCCAACCAAACTCGCCGCGCCGCCCGTTCCAGATGTGGCGCCGCCAGCTCCACCCGTGACGGAAGCCGCACCTCCGGTACCTGTTGCGCCGCCTACGCCACCCTTGAGCGATCCCGCGCCACCGGCGCCGGAACCATTTCCAGCGCCACCAGTTACGCTCGACGCGCCGCCAACGGCATTGCCGGCCGATCCAACGCCGCCCGTGACAGCAGCGGCACCACCGGTTCCCGAACTGGACCCGCCAGCCCCGCCTGTGATTCCGACCGCGCCACCAGCGCCAGTCGCGCCACCGACTCCGCCGACCGATGTGACAGCACCACCGGCACCTGTTCCCGCGCCCGCTCCACCAGTGTCCGTGACAGCTCCGCCAACGCCGTTCGTGGAACTCGCCGCGCCACCCGTATGCGTGACAGCACCACCGTTACCGGTAGCTCCGGCGCCAGAAGCGCCGCCAGTGGCCGTAACAGCACCACCCGCACCAGTTCCTGCTCCAGCGCCACCGGTCGCCGCGATCGCACCGCCAGCCCCGTTGGTTGCCGAGGATGCCCCGCCTGTGAGAGCAACAGCACCGCCCGTTCCCGTGGCGCCACTACCCGACGCGCCACCGACTACGGAAGCCGCGCCACCGTTGCCAGTGCCAGCACCTGCTCCGCCAGTTGACGACACCGCGCCGCCAGCGCCGTTGGTATGGCCAAGACCGCCTGTGATAGCCACGATTCCACCGGCACCGCCACCGGAGCCAGCAACGCCGTCAATCCCGAGGGAAGCATCGGTTCCGACGATCCCTTCCAGGCTTGCGACGCCAGTGATCGTCCCGCCGTTTGTGACTTGATCCCACGTCCCCGCTTCATTCAGGACCAGGGTAACATCGAGATCGGTATCGTAGTATTGAAAACCAGCTTCGGCATTGTTCGGCCGTTCGGAAGTCGGTCCGGCTGTCGGATGACCATTTACGACTGCGGCCATGATTTGTGCCCTCTCTCGGGTAGGGGAACAAAAAAAGCCCGCCGATTTCTCGACGGGCTTGTTATTCAAGTACCGATCAAATTGGAAGCGTAAGCCGACTACTCTAAGTCAGGTATTTTCAAATCGTCAATAGCGTTCGGAGGGAATTTTCTGATTATCAGCTACCGAGAAATGCCGATAGTGGCGTTGACGGACTTATCGGAAAACGATAATAGTGGGCGGTCCGCGTTTTTATGTCATGCACGTTACAGGGGTGATTTATGATCGTTGGTTCCAATCCAATCGGGTGCTTTCGCATGTCGCCTGAGTTGTTTGGGCTGATCCTCACGAAGAAATCCGTCGACTCACTGCGACTGGGAAGGATGATGATCTTCTCGCTACCGGCCGACGGGTCACTGGAGGCTGCCTACACATGCGGGAGGAATTCGGCCTGCTTACTACACGACCTCAATGACCTGCGAATGGACGACGTCTTGTCACTCGTCGCCATCGCCGATGATCATGGATTGTCGCAGGTGTTTATTCTGCCGCGTCGCGCGGTTGACAACACTGACGAGGACAAGATCGCGATGTGCAACTCCACAGTTCTTCGAAAAGGTCTGTCCCCGCCGGTCATACTGCGCGTCGCCATCGGGTACATCGCCGATCCAAAAGGACCGGAGGATTTTCAGAAGTGGATTGACGGGCTCTTCGACAAAGTCAAGGTGATCAACCAACTATCAATCAATGACAACTAACCGAGGCGGCGGCAAAAAACAAAAGAAGCGGTTGCCGGGTCCAGTCGAGCAAGACACGAACCCGAGACCGCGCGGCGTTGCAGAACCGCTGCTGGAATCGTATCTGCAACGAATCGCCATCGTTCTTCGCCAAGGAATGTTTGAGTGCGCGCGAGCAATCATCAAAGAGGCCGAGACGGAGTTTCTTTCGGATACGCCGGAACTCTGCCTTGATACTCCGCTTGCCGATACGGACATCGCCAAGAATATCCGCGTGTTGAATCACCTTGAGGACCGCGGGATTATGACGGTTGGTCAGTTGTTGAACACGGACCGATCCCGATTGTCCGAGATTACTGGAATGGGTGAGTCCAGCATGCTTCAAGTGATGGAATTCGCACTGGCCGCAAAGAAGCAATTCGATGAACAGGCTCGGAAAAGAAGGGCATTAGATTTATGAAGCCGTCTGATTTTCTGCGGTTACTGGCGGACAACATCGATGCCAGTGCAGATGAAAAGTTTTCGCTCGTCACGACTCACCTCAATCACTGGGATCCTGTTTCTGGCGGTCCGTCGCTTGGTAATATGATTATAGATAGACGGTACCTTGGGCAGACAATTCTTCTCACGAGCATGCCGGTTACCGATGAAGTGGAACGCAAGATACGCGACGTACTGGAGGGAAGGTCGTGACGTACCGGAATCAATGGAACGACCATGAACGAGACGGACCGCTTCAACGCGCCCAACAGAGGTTCCGTCGGCAGATGATCAAACTGTCTTGGACCTACAAGCAAGAGTTGATGAGGAGCCATCGGTGGGACCCGAATGATCAAGGCCCGCCTGGAACGGTCGAGACTCAAGTAGTTCCTGTGATCATCGAGGACCAGCATGCTCGCGACCGGCTAGTTGGTGGCGACAATTTGTGCGATTGTCCGTACTGGCAGCACGAGATTTCAAATCCAACTGTCACTCTTCCCGACGAATCGAACTAGCGTCGATGAATTCTTTTGTGACGCACCTGTGGCCGTGACCGCTGCTCGATCCGGTGGGCCTCGATCCCACCGCCGGCGCCCTGCAGATGCGACCAGATCCCGCCGCGCAGCGCGGATGGCGCGTGATTGTCCTTCTCGACCTCGTACGCCTTCGCATCCTTCGGATTGACTCCGCGCGTGGGAGGCTGCTGCCACCGCAACTGCGACAGTTCGCGAATCAGATTCTTGCATCGCTTGTGGATGAATAGCTTCGGAGCCACTCCGGAAATGTATTCCTCCGGCGTGTACCGTAACATCCCCTGAATCGCCTCGATCGAAGGATGGTAGCTATACGGTCCCAGGCTCATATGCGCAACCGGCAAGCAATACTTAGCCGATTCACGAAACATCCCAGGGTCGTCTGGCGGGCCGTAGGTCTGCTGGTAGATGCTCTGGTCGTACCGCCACCGCGGACGCACCGAAGCCTGAGCCGGGACCAGTTTGTAACTTGTCGGCGGACCTGGATCATCGACGCGCAGATTCCAGCCGTCCTTTTTGTGCGCCTCGCGCAACCGCTCTTCATGGGTGTTCGGTTCGGTCGTGTAATACTCGTCGTAGACGTAGACTCGCTGATTGGAGTCGATCGCCATCCACAACAGGCAAAAAGCATTGTGGGGGCCCGTTCCCCAGTCGATGCACCGCTTGTGCAGCGCCGTCGACGGCCACGGGGTATCGGTCGGGATCCGGTCGTTCGGGAACAAGTGGACCGCCGGATTGAACGTCTTGTAAATCAGCCCTTCAAAT